AATCAGCTTCTGCCTATCTCTTGCTCACCTATAAGCTCCTAGTTCTCTGGAGTAATGAACATGTCAATTACATCCTGAAATCTAGGATCAACACTAATTCTTAGTGCAGCAGCATCCTTAATTGCCTGCTCACGCTTGGCACTAAAAGATGAAGTCTCAGCTATTAACTGAGTGCGGTATGTATTCATAGCAGCTCTGTATTCTTCATTAATACGTTGCTCCTCTAATTCATAAGCTTTTGCTTTATCAGCATTTTCTTTCTGAATACGTGCATTCTCATCACTAACCAAGTTCTTAACCTTGGCTTTGTAATAATTTACACGTTGCTCATAAACTCTATGCTCATTAGCAATCTGCTCATGAGTAGCAAGCAACTGCTGTGCAGTATGATGCTTCTGAATCTTAACTGGTGTTTTCTCACCATCTTTAACATTCATCCACTCAATAGCAGGAAGATCAGCTAACTGCTTACGCATCTGAGTCAACTTACCACCCTTGTGGATGAATTGACCAAGATGAGCAGCATATGCTTCAGCCATCAAATACTCATTGTACTCACTAGGAGTAAGCTGTGCCCAACCCCAGTTTTCACCTACAGAATTACTGATATTAATATCAGGATACTGTGGACGCTCAGGCTCTACAATACTAGAACTATCAAATCTTGTATTTTCAAGTTCTGTAATAATGTCAGCCTTCTCTTTGATAGCTTCCATCAAGAATGCTTGAGTAGCATGTAGTTTACTCTTTTCCTTGAGTAACTCAAGAACAGCAGATGGCATAGGATATGCAGACTCTAACTCAAATGTCTCATTACCAATCTTAATTGATTTACTAGAGACATTGTAAGAGTCTAACTCACGTTGCATTTCCTGTGCACGTTGGTTGCACAAGTTAGAAATAGACTGTGCTTGGGACATAGAAAGTCCTTTTGTAGATAAATTTTTCATAATCAGAATTGGTTAAAAGTAAATAAATAGAAAATAAATAGTTTAATAATCAGAACCCCTCTGCACTCAGTTATTGTTTTAGACTTATTGGTATGGCAACATTTCAATAACTGCTCACCCTTGGGAAGTGAGTTGTGGTGCATTTGTTCAGTCCTTAAGGCATATGGACTAAAGCCTCTCACTTGTCTGTTATGGTGAGCCAACGCCAGTAGCTTACTGGATAGGATAGATTCACTAGTTTATAGTCAGAACAATCTCCAAACAAACTGACTTTGTCTCTCACAAGGTTGCAACCCTTGGTATACATCCAACTTGAGCATCATAAGCCCCATTGGTAGTATACTATCCCCTGCATATTGGATGAGAGTTAATGTAGCTAGGCCTACGTATCATATCCTAGATTATTAAACATTTAATACACAGATACAAGGAGCACAGTGTGAATGGGTGAATTCTCCTATGGACGAAGTATCCAAGTATTAAATGTTTAATCTTTTAAGTCTTCATTGTAATCAAACTTACCAGTTTCAAGATACTGGATAATCTCTGCTTTATAAGCATATTCAATTCCGGCATCCGGAACTGAATAAACTGCTCTACCATCTACATCACCAGTATATAGTATTACACCAGTATGTAGATAGAGAACAAATGATAAATGTGCTAATAATGCTACCATGACTTACTGTCTTCTTTAACAGATTCTGTCCATTCAGCAGCTCCCCATACACAGAGTACAAGTATTAAACATTGTACTATCCATGCAAGAGCACCATAGTGTTCAAACTTAAAGGCTGAACCTAATGTAAGTAGGCCTTCAAATATAATTGCAGTTAATGCTAGTAATGCAAATCTGCCTGTAATTTTAATTGCTTCAATCATAACTTAGTTTTTAGATTTATAAATGGGGCTAATGGCTATATGCCGGAGCCTTTTACTGTCTTCTTACATATAGTAGTAATAAGAGTAATAGTATATATAGAACTAATAAGACTATATATAGAGATACATTACTTGTATTAGTACTCATGTTGATACTTATGCTGTTTTAGCTATATATTCCTGTTATGTTAGCCTTCAGTAAGATTTTATAACAACAGCAAGTAGTAAATAAAGGAAGAGAGTTTTTCTGTCATTCTCTCTGTAACCCCCGTCCACACTACAATCCGTGCCATTTTATAACAACAGCTGAAGTAAAAAAAGAAAGCACCCGAACATAAGTCCGAGTGCTATCCCAATGCCCACTATTAGCTGTTAACAGCCATAGTTGCCACACCTGAAAAGTCAAATGTAGCCACAGCAGGTGCTTGTTCACCAGCTTTGTGAATCATCTTACTCTTGATAACCTCACCTGTTTTCTTATCTACAGACTCATAATCAGAGACTTGCAAATCTGCAGTTAAGGTTTTGCCAAGAGATTTGGCTAACAAGGTACGAGAGACAGTTTCTGTACCTTTTACAAATCTTACGTGATAGCCTTGAGTGCCATCTTCATTAAGATTCTTGTTAGGAACTACCTCAATACCTGTAGCACCTAATAACTGTTGGAATGAACCAATAGAACGAGTGTTAGAAAAATTTGCCATTTTTTAAGAATTTTTAGTTAAACAATAAATATCAAGATGGGTGATGAGCTGTTTAACTAAAGCTGTGAACGAAGTGAGCCCAAAAGAAAAAAGGGGGACTAAACCCCCTAATGATATAAGTGTACTACTGAACTGAACGTATAAACCCTGCTTTAAATGTGGATAGGACAACCACTTTACCTTAATATCAAGATGGGTTATGAGCTGTTAGTTAAAGCTGCGAAGCCTTTACTACTATATATAGACAATCCTAACACTACCCTTGATAATCAGGCAGTTACAAATTAAGGGTCTCATTTCCCTATATATAGTAGTAGAGACAAAACAAAAGCTCTCAATTAAGAGAGCTTAAGTTAAATCCATCAGCAATACTAAACTCTATTGAGTTTGGTAATCTCATATTACTATGACCAGTAACATGGCCATTGTAGAAGATAAAGCCTTGCCAGTAACCTGAAGTAATTTCAGCCTTGGTAACTTTAATAAGAGAGCCATATTCAAGATCTCTTAAGTTATTGTGTCCAAATACTCTGACCTCTAGTTCTTCTCCTGAAGTAGTTCTGACCAAGCATTTGGCAAATGGAGTGTTGTTTTTGGAATATCTGATTTCAGAGAGATATCCCATAAAGTGTGCATATAACATAACAATAGGTTTTAAAATTCAAAAAGAGTGATGAGCTGTTTAAAAGAAAAAAGGGGACTATGTCCCCCATTACTACTTAAAGTTGAAGCCCTCAAATAGTGTTAAGCCATCAGGTGTTTCCCGAAGTCTGCCTTCCACCTCACCAAAAGAACTTATCTGATTAAAGTACTTTTTGTGCATGACTACACTTTGTTCAAGCCTATCAGAACGTAGTACATTAACAACTACATTGTTTCTTTGGCTAATGGCTACAGCTTTACAATTCTGTGCATTCAACTTAATTAAAATTGTTTCTTGGTGATAAAGATTTTCCATGTGGTATAATTTAAAAGTTCAAGAAAGGTAGTGAGCTGTTTAAAAAATAAAAGGGAGTTAGACTCCCTTATACTGTGTGCTTAACTTGATATATGCTTCCTCAAGTTTATCACTGTCCACTTGTCGTGTGACATACTTCACTGCAGCAAGAACTGCTTTTAACTCATCCCATGTGAGTTGTACTGTTACTTCTTCCATAATATATAGTTTTAATCAGAATAGTTTATGAGCTGTTATTATAAAATACAAATCTACCTTACCAAGGTAGATCTGTATCTATTCTGTGATGTTCATAGTACTCTGCTTCAAGCCTGATTATGTGCTTGATGAGTTCCTCATGTTCTAACATCATTAGTTCTTCCTCCCTTGTGAGTATCTCACGTAGGTCATTGTCAATTGGTTCTTGCATAATGTATAGTTTTAATTCAAGATAAGTGATGAGCTGTTCTAAAAAAATAAAAGAGGACCTTAGTCCTCTTCTATGATTAAACCTACCACATCATGTCTCTTTGCTTGAGATATAATGTCTTCAATGGACTCTTCACTCATAGAACACAGTGCATTCACTGATCTTTGTGTGAGTCCTTCTCCGAACTTGAGGATCATGATTCCATCAAGTTCATCAATAAGGTCTTTCTTTCTGCTGGTTACAGCTTGGATAAAATAAATTGCAAACATGGTAAGTGTATTAATTGGTTCAAAAAAGGTTATGAGCTGTTTAAATAAAAAGATATAACAAGTGTTTCCGTGTTATACTCCGCAAGAGTATTCCCCAGGAAAACATTCCTTATTATATCAAAAAAGTTTCTGAGCTGTTCTATATATAGTAGAGAAGATAACCCTGTTACAGGTTATCTCTCAACAATACAGCTGGAATGCTATCAATAGGACAGAAGTATGTGTGCCTATCCAAGCCTTCAATTACTGCTGAATCTCCTCTTAACTCAAGGTAGTATTCAGTGTCAACATGTCTTGGATGATGGTATCTGCTTGCAGCAATGATCCAACCTCCTAATAAGCCTACAGTAAAGTAAGCTACTACAAATAAACTGTTTCTCTTTTCTGAGTCCATAATATATAGGTTTAAATATTCCAAATAGGTAATGAGCTGTTGAAGAAAGAAGAGATGCCCTAAAAGGGCAACTCATCTTCATCTTTAGTGATTGGCAAGTGGGCACGGTGGGTGCTATCATAGCAATCTTGACAGATATCACCAAATACTACACCTGCTGGTTTGTGAGCAATCATCACACCATCTTCATACACAGGTTCGTAGATGTATTCATAGACAACATCTTTGCCACACTCACATACTGGTAAAACTTTTTCCATGGTAAAACTTTTTAAGGATTAATCAAGAAAGGTGATGAGCTGTTCCTGCGAAGCAGGGGGGTACCACCAAGCCAGCAAGGGCTGGGGGGTCTGTTGCATATGGGTCACCACATCCCCTTATATACTATAAAACCCGTCCCCTAGTTTATGTCAACATTTATCTCTACCTTTACAATGCTACAGGTAGATTGCCCCGGGGGTTCTTTTTTCATTTGTTCTCCCCTGGGGAATCTCATAAACTTTACATATGGCATATATAGAACACAACTTTTTCCCACTCAAAGTATTTGTTAGAAATGAATACATGTACCAACATGAAAAAGGTCAAGGAGAATTTACACCGGGGGTTATTATATCAGTAAGATGTATGCCGGGTCAAGCTGCATTGTTCCAGGTACTCTTAGAGAATGGTGTACTTAGGGATAAGTTACCAAGTCATGCTTTACTGACTGAACCAGAAACACCAGATCCAGATCTGCCTTTTCATTACTTACAGATATGGAATTGCTTTTCTTATAACTTTACTCTTATTCACCTATCGTATTTGTATGATACCAGAGTAGAGGTCTATATGAAGGACCACAAGTTCTACCCGGGTAGTTATTATGCTACCATCAACTGGGGGTCTGCTGATCTTAACACAGATCTTACCTTAGCAGAAGATCCACTAGAGCATAAGAGTCATCATATCATTTTACTTGATAATGGACAGATAGCGTTGCAACCAAATAACCGTATCAAGTGGTCTGAGCCAAGTTTTGTAACCAAACCATTCCCAGAAAAACCTGACTACTTAGTCAACAAAGATTACTACAATTGCGAGGGATTTGAGAAATGGAGCACAGAAGATTCTGAAAGAATGTTCTATGATAATGAATAATTGTTATCTTATAGTATAAACTAATATACTATGGCAAAGATAAAAGAAAGCTTAACCAAGCTAGAGAAGAAGAAAGTTTCTCGTCCGGGTGTACATGCAAAGACTAAGACATCCAAACTTAAAAGTTCTAAGAAGTACAAGAAGTTGTATAGAGGACAAGGATAACTTGTCTTAAAAAGTATAATATATTAGTCATTTGGTTCTTATATGACAAGTTATGCATAATATATTATACAGTCACTGCAAAAATTGTAGGTGAACTGGTCAGAGGCAAGTCCTTGCAATCTCATTACCTAAAGTTGAGCAGCCCACTTACGGAGTGGGCTTTTTTATTTAAAAAAGTTTTATATATTTGTACATGGTACAACTGTTTAAAACTAAACCACTAATGATAGAGGCTGTTCAATGGAATGGCAAAAATCATTTGGAAGTTATGGACTTTTGTGAAACTTGTTATTTTACAACTCATGGTCATGTAAAAGATCTTTTGTTAGATCCTAATGAGAGCAATGAAGTTGTTTGTCTTAATGACTTTATTGTAAAGACAGTAACAGGTAAATATCTGGCATACACACCAGAAGAATTTATTGCAACTTTTGAAAATATATAAAACAATGGAAAACCAAGAAGTAGGATTTGAAGAAGTAAGACTTCCGTCTTTTGGAGAACAATTGGTAGGACTTAATCCAGATGCACCTCATGAAGATGAAGATGTACAAAAAGTAAAAGAATTAATGGCACATGTAGCAGAGATATTAAAACGTAGATATTCTACGGATGCTAAGTTGCCAGTAAAGAGTTTGTTGTTTGATCATGCAGTAGGTGAGATACTGAATGCTCAAATGGCAGTAGTTAAAGTAATCACACTAAAATAAAGAAATGAAATTACACGGAAAAAGAATATTAGTAAATAAACCTGAGGTAAAAGAATCAGCATTTGAATTATCTGAAAAAGATAAAGCATTGTTAGAAGCAGATATGAGAACTAAGTGGACAGCACTTGAAATATTTGCAATTGGAGATGAAGTTGAGAAGTTTACAGTTGGAGATAAAGTGTATCTTCAAATGAACGCACTCAATACCTCAGAAGTAATTGATGTAGATGGAGCTCTTAAGCTTATGGTGCGAGAGCATGATATTGCAATCACATGGTAAACTTTAGCCAAGAAGCTGAAGAGCAATATGAAAAAGTTATTTGCTCTAAAGAGGAGATCAGTGGTACTCCACTTGATATATCTAATAGGATTATCATTGTTAATGATGCTACTAGACCAAGTCACTATGGTGGTAAGGATTCTGTCTACGAAGTTTTTAATGTACTAGAAGCTTGGGGATTAGATAAAGATTTCTATCTTGGTAATGTAATTAAGTACTTAGCTAGAGCAGGAAAGAAAAGTAAAACTACTACAAAAGAAGATTTACAAAAAGCTTTAGTATATTTACAAAGAAGAATAGACTCGTTATGATCTGGTTGAAAATATTATTAGCGGCTTTTGCAGTAGGATGTATTGCAATGTTTTGGATTGTCATAAATGCTATGACAAGACCTATCTATAACAAAATGTACAACATGTACATGGAGGATGAGAAAGGTCGTGCAATAGCAAACTACACCATTGCTGCCCTTATAATAGTTTCATTCCTGTTTGGATATATGGTAGGATAATCATTATATACTGTTTTTTTTAATTCCTACCCTGTCAAGAAAGTCCCTGGTTTATGCCGGGGATTTTTTGTTTATTAAAGATTTTTTTTGTATATTATAGTGTATACATTTAATATTTATAACCATGGACATTTTAAATTTTATTTCTTGGATCAAAGGTAGGCGACAAGTTACCACAGTTGATCCTACTCAAACTGTTTTACCAGTAGGGATCAAAGATCCTAAACGTGATGATCAATATCTTGCAGGAGCAATTACTGTAGAAGATTTTGCTGATGTTGTTGGACCACTTGTACCAGCAGGACCAGCAGGACCTCAAGGTGTTGCAGGACCAGCGGGAGTACCGGGCCCAGTAGGACCAGCAGGTCTTGAATGGCAAGGTGCTTGGGTATCAGGTACTTCATATGTTGAAGATGATGCTGTAGGTTTTGGCGGTGCTTCATACTTTTGTATTAACGCAACATCAGGTACAACTAACCCTAGTTTAGATACAGCAAATTGGGCATTGCTTGCATCTCAAGGTGCTATTGGCCCACAAGGTCCACAAGGCCCTCAAGGACCACAAGGACCATCTGGAAACCCTATTAGTTACCTTGAGTATAATTTAACTGATAAAACAGTTTGGAACAATGGTCAAGGTAATCTTGATACAAACCTTTCATTTGGTGAAGGTGCCTTAAGAGCTATTACTTCTGGTACTGGAAATACAGGATATGGTTATAGAGCATTATTTGTGGCATCTTCAGGTAATGCTAATACTGCATTAGGGTATGCTGCTTTAGTAAGCCTTACTACAGCAAGCGATAATACAGCTGTTGGTTCAGGTGCAGGTTTTTCAGTATCAACAGGTACATCAAATGTTTTTGTTGGTACTAATTCTGGTGTAGGTATTACTACAGGTACAGGTAACGCTTTGGTTGGATTAGGTGCTGGTGCTACTTTAGTAAGTGGAACAGGTAACGTTTTATTGGGAAGATCTGCTAATGTTGCTGCTGCAAATACTGGTTTTGGAGTTGCTGTAGGTAATGGTGCTATTACTGCACAAGGATCAACTGTACTAGGTTCTGGAGCATCTTCTGGAATTTTTACAAACAGTGTTGTTTTAGGTATTGGTGCAACTGCTACAGCTAACAACCAATTTGTTGTAGGTAGTTCTACACAAGCTGCAGGTACTGTAACAACTGAGACTGTATCAAGTACAAGAACTTGGACAGTACGTATTAACGGTACAGATTATAAAATCTTATTAGCATAATGTCAAAGGAAGAAGCAATTAAAATTTTAGAGCAAGCCTTAAATGCTGCTAATTTAAAAGGAGTATTTAGTTTGCCAGATGTGCAAATGATACTTAATGCATTAAATGCTTTAAAAGAAAACTAAATCATGTTAAATAATCTAACTAACTTATTTAATCTCATCAAAACCAGGATGGTGAAAACTGTCCTGGAAAATGATGATTTACTTGTAGTTGGTACTAGAGATGGTAAATATGATG